AAAGCATTGAATCTATGAACAGACAATATTTGTTTGATATAAAATCAACTCAAGCAGAATATCAAGGTATTAGAAATAGATTAAGAAGTAATACTATTAATGCTTACAATGCAATACCTTCAACAGGATCAATTCTTTTAGGTGCTGTTGGAAGTGCTTTTAATACTGAACTTAGTAGACCAGAAGGAGCTTTTAGTTCATCATGACATCAAGTTTTCAAAGTACATCAGGCGAAAGTTACAGAAGGCCAGTTAATACTTTTGTGCAGCCTGTTACTGCTACACGAAAAAGTAGCTTGGCAGATGTAGCAGAAATTTTATCAGTTGTTAATCCAGTATTAACAAAATTTGCAGTCAAAAAAGATGATGAAAGAAATCAAAGAAAAATGGTAGAAGGTCAAGAATTTATATTGCAAGCAGATGATGAAACTTTAAAAAAAGCTTTAAAAGCAATTAACGATAAAGATGGCGAAAGAGCTAAAAAAGATTTTTTAGGTAATAATAAATTTTTTAGGATAGGAGTAGAAAGACAATTAGCAATTAATTTAGGCAATGCTGCTGAAGCTAATACTGAAAAGTTTTTTAAAAGTTATGTTATACCTCAAGAATTGCCAGATGGAACTACTATAAATACAAATTTATCTTCTTATGATGTAAACTCTGCTGCTTTTGATAAAGCATTATCAGACTTTAATAGAACATCATTAATGAATACAAAAGGAATAAGACCAGCAATTTTAAATAAATACTTTTTACCAAAACAAAATGCTGCATTAAAAAAAGTATTTGATAATCAAATAAGCAGTTCAGCAGATGCAAAAATTAACCAAATGAATACAGGTTTTGCTGACTCGTTATTAAGTAGTTGGAAAAGTATAGATTATTACGATAAAAATATTGAACTTAATATTATTGATAATAATGGTTTTATTGATGGTGAAAATTATGCTTTAAATGAAATGCAAGAAAATACAGATTATATGGCAAGGCTTGGTTTAACTTCTTCTGTATCTCCTTCAAATATGTTTAATATTTTAAAAACAAGTGCATATAAAATTTTTAATGATTATAAAGAACAAGGTTTAAATATGAATGAAGCCATGAAAGAGATAGAAGATTTTATTGACTTTGCAGGTTTTATTAAAGTTGGTCCTAGTTCTATAAACAAACAAGGTGTAAAAGTACAAAAAGATTTAAAAAGTTATATAACCAATGAGATTTTAACTTTAAAAAAAGATTTATATAAAGATGTAAATGATGCAAATAAACAAGAAAAAGATTTTGCAGAGCAAGCAGAACTAGCAGACATTGACAGCAGATTAGATGAATTAAATTTTGAAAGTGTGGATTTAAATGTAATTAGAAAAAATGCAGAAATAATAAATGGTATTCAAAATGATTACAAAGGTAGATTAGAATTTATAAATAAAGAAGTTTCTTTAAGAAATTTTAATGTAGATGGTTGGTGGCAAAACTTTAGAAATGATTGGGTTAATGGAGAATATGAAGGTAATAAGATTGGAGCAAGACAAGATTTAATAAACTTTATGTCAGCACTTGGAACGTCTGCCACAAAAGAGGATCAAACAAAATATAAAGAGTTAGATGACTTAGTAAAAAAACAATCAGGAAAAAGCGTTGTAGATCAATACCCAGAAATCAAAGCACTTATTAAATATGGAGATAAAGTTGTTTCTTCAATTCGAAATCCACTTACAGGACTAATGGAAATGGATAATATAGAAGCACAAAAAAAATATGATTTAGATGGATTTTTTAAACAACAGATAAATGATGTAATAACTGATATGGATATAGATGAAAAACAAAAAAGAAATATAATAAATAATTTAAAAAGTTTTTATAAAGGTCAATTAGTAGAAATAGCCAACGATACATATACTTTTAATAATCCAGAAAATGATATAGAAGGTATGAAAAACCAAATCTACGAAAGAAACAAACAAACAGGCGAATTTCAGCTTAGAAACAATAATAAACAAAATGAAAATACTAATACTTCTTCTGAAGTTGAAGATCCGTTTTTAAATATTAATAAAAAAGTATCAGAAAATATATCAGATAACATAATTCAAAATGGACAAAGAATAGTAAGTGATGTAGTAAATTCTTTAGGAGCTACAGATGGCAGTTTACTTGCTTTGGCTCCTGTTGATGAACAAGAAGAAGAAACAATAAAAATAGTAGGTACAGAAGAACCAAGTGGTGTAAAAAGATTTGAAGCTAACTTTCCTG